CTGCAGGCCAAGGTCGATGTCGCCGAGTCGCTGTTCGAGGCGGTCAAGATATTCGAGGACGAAACCGAAAGCCTTGGGCTGACCCGCGCCGAAGCCCTGCGGCGGGTCATACTCTGGAACGGGCACCACCCCCGCCAGTTCCTGCCGAAAGAGAACGCCAAGATGATGACGCTCTCCGAAGGCTGGGCGCAGTTCGAAAAGTTCGAGGACCGGGCCGTCCGCAGCGTCTACGCCGCCGACGCGATCATCGTCATCGAGCACAACCCGAACTATTCGCTCGGCCGGCTCGCGATGGCCGGCCTGCTCGGCAAGAAAGTGGTGTGGATCCGCTGCAAGCGCATCCATCGCGCCGAAGTGCTGGCTGCCATCGGCAATCCCGAGGTCGTCGATCTCGATAGCTTCAAGGTACCGGTCGAAAAGCGCGTCAGCAAGACCATCCGTCGTCGCAAGACCCTAATGATCCTGGATGCCGGCAAGGCGCAGCGCGTGACGCAGGACGTCGACATGGCGGACGGCGGGACCTTCATCGAGACTTCAACGGCTGGTTTGGGTCGGCGGCGCCACGGCAACGATTGGTTCCGCATCCAGGAAGGCAGTAGCTCGATCCAGTCGCACAATCTGTACGAAGTGATCGCGCTCGCCCATCAGTTTGGACTGGTTGAAACCGGGCAGATCATCCTGATCAAGGGCTACGATCAGCCCGCGCTCGGTGACAACTGGACCTTCCTCGGTGAGGACATCATCCCCGGCCTCAAGGCCAAGGTTGATGTCAGCGAGTTCACCGGGCTTCACAAGAAGTCCTACAACAACTTCGAAAACCACATCAAGCACATGGCCGAAGCAGACGTGCTCACCTTCCTGCATGCCCCGCAGGATGTCGTGTCGTTCAAGACAGACCTCAACCGTCTGGCGCGATCGCTACGGCACAACTCGACCGCGTCCACCGCTACCGACCTGGCTCATGCAGCCCTGACGAAGCTCGGTGTGCGGATCGACAAGCCGGAAGTGGCCTGCCCTCTCCGGGCAATGAGCGATCGCTTCGACGCGCTGTGCAGGAAGTACGCGCTGCTGCGCCAGATCGTCGCACCGCCGAACAGCTACTACGGCCGGCCCGAACATCTCGAGCGACACCTCAGGCACTACTTCGAGCTGCTGTCGCGGCCCGAGGTCGAGCTTCTGGCCGCCGAAGCAGGGATCGATTCCGAGGAAGAGATCGAGTTCGACGAACAAGACGTCGTGGACGATACCGCGGCATTCGACGAGGCAGCCTGAAAACGGAGCGATCCATGATCCCGAGTGTCATCACCGACACCTCTATTACGTTCATTGCCAGGGGCCGTCCGTGGACGCTGGCATCAGACCACGCCCATTTCGGCAAGGTCAAGGAGCTGCTGCAGTCTGGCGGCGACGATGCGGACAGAGCCATTCAGCTCACCGATGTTCGCATCGCGGTAGAGGCAGCAACCGAGGGTGCGGCTGTCCTCACCGAGGATGGTCTGTACCTGAACGGCGAGCAGCTTTCGCAGGCGTGGGAGAACAAGGCTCACGCCGAACCGGAAGCGATGAAGGTGTTGCTGGTGTCGTCAGGCGATCGGGTCCGTGTCGAGGGCGACGAAGACGCCCCTGACGGCATCTACACCGTTGGCGAGGTTGATAACGCGGACGCTGACAGGCGTGTCTACGTCGAGTCCGACGAGGAGTATTTCGGCTTCGTCAAGAACAGCTCGGTCGTCGAAATTCTGAGGGATCGCTGACATGCCATCGGCTGCACCGGCCCTAACACCACAGCAGCCGGAAGGCTCAGCTTATTTCGGAAGGATATTCTGATGACCGGACCACAATCGACCGACAAGGTATACACCCACCCCGAAATGGAGGCTGCCCTCTGCGTGTGGGAATGCCTCAACGACTGGACGCTGGCCGATTACATCGACGGCCCAGGTCGGCCGGAATGGATCGAGCTGCGCCAAGGCATCGGCTCGGTCGAGATGCGACACCAGGCCATTGCGGTCGGCAAGTGGTGCCTGGAGATCTTCGACATCTGCGTCGAGCGCGACCGCGATTTCTTCGACGGGCTGTCCTACGATTGGGAAGTGATCCCAATGATGCTGGACTACGCCTGTGACGGTGATGGTCGCCCGACGATCTACCAGCGGCATCTGCCGGCGCCCGAGAAGGTCGCCTTGATCGTCACCCACCGCGTTCTGCGCGAGGCGTTCGTCCGGGATTGCCGGCGCGAAGCAAATAGGCAATGGGCGTACGGCGATCTGGTCGATGACAACGCGCCGGATACCGATCGCGGCTTCGAGTCCGGTGAAGATCCGGCCGCATTCATCAAGACCCTCGGCGAGAAACTCGGCCTCATCGATTTCGGACCATGGAAGTAAGATGGCCAAGACCCTGACCAAAATGCAGGAGCGGATCGTCGCCAAGACACTGACGATCAGCTCCACCCAATTCGTCTGGTGCAATGCCGGCGAGGTGAACTCAGTCAACAATCTGCGAGAGCGGTGCCTGCTGAAGGCGGATTGCTGGGGCAGCGTGCAGCCTCGCCACCTGACGGACGAGATCAGGCGGATCTTCTTTGCCGAGAATCCGCGGACCTTCAAGATCGAGAACTTCCACAGTGAGGGCTGGTTGATCTTCGACGATAGCCAGTACATCACCAAGGTCTACAACGAGGACAACGCGAAGCGCGTCGTCAAAGCCCTGAAAGTCCTGAGGGAGAGTGAGCAATGTCTGAAAGCAGCGTGACCGGCGACGGAATGCAGCCCTTCACCCTGACCATGGAATGGGGCCAGGAAGATGAAGGTCTCTACCACTGGTCGGGCCGAGCCTGCGACATCGAGCACGCGGCCCAACTGGCTCGCGAGGAAATAGACTGCTCCTACAACGAGGAGTATGGCTACCAGGGAGCGGAAGCCCGCGGCATCGAAGGCGGCGAGGAAACCACAGAGTACGTGATCTCCGACTACATCAGCGGCGTGAACGAGTTCGCTGCAGGTGACATGCTGGATGCCCTGCGATTGATCGCCAGGAATTATCAGCTCGCCGACGATCACAAAAAGGTGGTCGAGCACGCCATCGCCCGGGGCGAAGGCCGCGCTTGATTGCGCCATCATTTGCTTGAATGCAAATATCTTGCTATCGGAAACCATCCCAATTCGAAAGGCGACCCATGTTCGTACCCTCGCCGCAGCAGGCGGCATTCATTGAAGAAGCCAGGAGCGGAACCAGTTCCGTGGTCCTGATCGCCGTAGCCGGCGCCGGCAAGACCACCACCATCCTGCAGGCCGTCAAGCAGGTACGCGGCAATGCCGTCATCCTGGCCTACAACAAGAAGATTGCCGACGAGATCAAGGCCAAACTGAAGCGTGACGGCGTCGACTGGAAGAAGGCCGAGGCCGCGACCACCCATTCGATCGGTCTACGGAACTATAAGCGCGCTGTCCCCAACGTCTATGTCCGGGCCACCAAGGTCGGCGATATCTGCGCCGCGCTCTGCGAGTCAGGCTTCATAGGCCCCGAACTGGCGCCGCACACCTCCGTGATCTGTCAGCTGGTATCCCTGGCGAAGGCCAACGCGGTTGGCATCATCGGCGATATCGACGACGCCTCGATCTGGGAGGACATCGTCGGTCACTTCGATCTGTTCGATGAGGAGCCGCTGCAGAAGAAGGGTGACGACATTATCGAGATGGCGATCCACCTGCTCAAAAAATCCAACGAAGAGCGGGTGGTGATCGACTTCGACGACATGATCTATCTGCCGCTGCTCTTCCGGATCAACTTCTTCCAATACGACAACGTCGTCATGGACGAGGCGCAGGACGCCAACATTGCCCGCAAGCTGCTGGCCGATGCCCTGCTCAGGGATAATGGCCGGTTCTTCGGTGTCGGCGATCCCAGGCAGGCGATCTACGGCTTCACGGGTGCCGACAATGAGAGCATGGAGAACCTGAAGTCGCATTTCCAGTGCAAGGAAATGCCGCTGACGGTGACCTATCGGTGCCCGAAGAAGGTCGTCCAGCTCGCCAAGAACTGGGTCAGCCACATCGAGGCTCACCCTTCGGCGCCTGAAGGCACAGTCTCGCTCGAAACGTTCGAGCAGATGTTGCAGGCTCGCGCTCGATTGAACGGCGATACCGCGATCCTGTGCCGCAGCACCCGGCCGCTGGTCACTGCGGCCTTCGCCCTGATCCGGGAGAAAGTGCCCTGCCGCATCGAAGGTCGCGATATCGGCGAGCAGCTGAAGAAGCTGGTCAGCCGGTGGCAGTCGATCTCGACGATCCCCGAGCTGGAAGACAAGCTCGAAGAGTGGCTCGATGCCGAGTCCACGAAGTGGATCGCCAAGAAGAAGATGGCCAGGGTCCAGGAGGCCGAGGACAAGGTCGAGACCATCAAAGTGATCATGGATGCATGCCGCGAGGACAGGCGTGACCTGATCACGGACGTGGTCGCCTACATCGACAACATCTTCGCCGACAATGTCGCCGGCATCCTCACCCTCTCGACGATCCACCGATCGAAGGGCCGGGAATGGAAGCGGGTGTTCTGGCTCGACCGGTTCAACACCTGCCCGTCGCGCTACGCCACCCAGGACTGGGAGAAGATCCAGGAAGCGAACCTCCAATACGTCGCAGCCACCCGTTCCATGGGCGAGCTGATCGACCTGCTGCCGCCGCAGCCGAAGGCCCAGGCAGTCAACGACAACAAACAGCCGGCCGCGGAAAAGGCGGCCTGATACCCAAGCCGAAGAAGCGGCCGACGGACCAACCGTGCCTGTCCTGAGTGGGGGTCGGGCGACCGAGAGCACCCACCCCGGCAACGAACCGGATCGGGCGGTGGAGTGCCGGCAATGCGGGCGCTTCTTCGCCCTTCCGGAACAGCCGTGACCGGCGGCTTTCATGAATGCTAACGGGGAGAGGCCGATGAACGGGTTTGTTCTTTACCGTGGGCCATCTGAAATCGACGGCCAGCCCATTATCTGCATTGCCACCGGGCTCCAAACCGGCGGCTCCAACACCAAGACCGGCCACATGGTCCAGGTCTACATCCTGCGAGCGGACATGAACCCGCTCCGGGCCGTGCAAACCGGCGACGACACTGCGATTTGCGGTGACTGCCCTCACCGAGGTCGGATCGTGACAGACCCCGTCACCGGCCTTCGCAAGAACGTGGAGCGGTCTTGCTACGTGACCCTCATGCACGGGCCTCGCGTGGTCTGGGACGGATTTCAGCGCGGCATCTATCCAGACGTCGCTCTGGCCAAGGCGCGCAAGCTGCTGGCCCGCAGGATCGTCCGGCTGGGATCCTATGGCGATCCGGCCGCGGTGCCCCTGGCGGTTTGGGAACAGACGCTCGACAAGGTGACCGAACTCTGCGGCTACACCCACCTGTGGCGCGAGTTTCCGCTGCTCGCGGCCTTCTGCATGGCCTCCTGCGACAGCGAAGCTGACCGCAGGGAATCCAAGGCGCTCGGGTTCCGGACCTTTCGTGTCCGCGGTGCCGACGAGCCGAAGCTCAAGGGCGAAGGTCACTGCCCGGCCGCCAAGGAGATGGGCAAGACAGTGCAGTGCGCCCAGTGCCTGCTCTGCGGCGGAGCCCGGTCCAAGGCCAAGGCCGACATCACCCTCATCGTCCACGGAGCTGGAGCCAAGCACTTCGAACGCGCCAGGCAAATCGCCTGAACGGAGATCATCAGATCATCGTGCCCGGTGCGGAGCCGCCAATCTCTGAAAATACTTTCGCTTTCGGCGGTACAGCGGACATGGCCGGACCTGCCGTCGGATCGACCCAGTCGCGATTGACCCAAAGGCGACATGCGGACGCGAAGCTCGCAACGGGTCAGCGCACGACCAGCCAGTAGCACAGCCCGACCGCGATCGGCGTGGCAACGATTGCGTAGCGGTAGTCGATCAGGAAGTGGACCGCGCGACGCTCGACGTAATCCCGCCGGTCCGGCAGTTTTCCTGACATGAGAAGCTGGGCGGTCGCTGGCTTGAGGTTCTCGGCGTCGTCGCAGTAGCCGCTGCCGTACGGCAGTGCCCATTCCATCGAGCCATCGCGCTTCAGCAGTTCGAGATACATCCCGTAGCTCTTGCCGTTGCTGCCCCGGCGCCACGTGCCGCGCTTCCGGCCGGCGACGAAGACGTCGACATCAATGATCTTGTCGTCGCCCTGGGCGGTCTCGTTGTGCCCGCACACCCGCTCGCGCGGGACGAGACTGATGGCGTCGAGAGCGTGTTCGGTCATCGTCATGTTGTCACCCCTTAAAAATCAGTTCGACACGATGCCCTTGGCGCCGACGATCGACCAGCCCCATTTCTTCTTCTTGTCGATCTCGGGCCGGTCGAGAGAGAACTGGAATTTCTTGCTCTTCAGGGGATCGATGCGGAGGTCGTACGTGGGATCCGGATTCAGTCCGGTATAGATCACGCCTGGCTCCTGGTAGTTGAAGTTGTCGACGCGGTACATCTCGGTGGGGCCCTCGCCGATCGTGATCGAGAACGTGATCTCGGTGACGATGAAGCCGGTCTCGTTCTTGACCTCGGCGGTGAATCCGGGCGTGTGCGTCATGCCGAACGTGCCGTAGAAGCCGCTGGAGACCTTCAGGTGCTTGATGTCGTCGTCCGTGAGCGTGACTGAGGACTTCCGGATGCAGGCGACCTTGATCGATTTGGCCGCGACGTCCGAGGTGGCTCCCTGCATGTTCTTCAGGACGCAGTCGTCGAACGCGTTGGCCTGGGCCGCGCCCGACCACCCGGCCGCCAGCAGACCCCAACACACGGATTTATTCACCGATCCCCCTCGATTCCTGCCCCGGACCCGTCCACTATAGTCGCAACTTGGGGGAGAGTAATGGGCGGATTCAGGGGAAAGTTGGTTGTGGTCGTCTGTGTCGCCGCCGGCTTGGCCGGATGCGCGTCGGAGCCGATGACGCCAGAGCAGAGGGCCTTCGCGGCCCAGTATCTGCTGGCGCAGCAGGCGAACCGGCCACCGCCGCCGCAGCCGTACTACATGCCGGTACCCGCGCCGGCGCCGGCCCCGCGCAACTGTATCTCGAACGTGAACGGCAACACGATCTACACCAACTGCAACTGATGCAGGCGATTCTTGACCACCTGAAAAACGTCGTCCGGCCCGCCCTGCGCGGTTACGTGGCGGCCGACCGCGCCTTCATGGAAGCGCAGAAGGCCGGTGCCGGCGTCGACGAGGCCAAGGCGGCCGCGATGCTGGCAGGACGGCAGGCGGCGATCGAACTCCACCACCTGTCCGACTTCGTCGTAAACAATCCGGCACCGGGCGCGACCTTCCCGGATCTCGCCGGCGCACGGGCCGCGGTGCAGTCACACCTGATCTTCCTGCGCGAACCAAGGGCACCGTACGTCGACGACGTGGTCCTGCTGCGGGACGTGGCCGACGCCTTCAAGCACCACAAGCTCGATCGTAGGAACGCCACCGTCGACGGCGCCGACGCGATCGTGATGACAGGCACGGGCTGGGGGAAGCTGAGATACGGCGAAGGCAAGTGGGGCGGCGTCGAGCAGGTCATCGTCGAGCGCAAGGACGGCTCGCAACGCGTGCTGTCGTCCGTGATGCAGAACGTGTTCGACGCCTGGCTGACGCTGCTGGGCCAGCCGCTGCCGCCTATAAACGACTATTGAGATGGGACGCCGGCTGACGAGGATCCTCGCGTCGCTCGGCCTTGCATGGTGCGCTCCGAAGATGCCCGAAAAGAAGTCCTACGTCCCGCCGACGCCTCCCGACATCCAGGAGGAGATCGAGATCTTCCGGAAGGAGGAGGAGTCCGCGCAGCAGACCTTCTTCGCCTACATCGGGATCCGCGATCTTCTCTCCAAGCGCCCAGACGTCCTCGCGGCCGTTAACAGGAATTCGATGTTCTGGCTGACGACCAACCACGCGCTGTTCGTGTCGACGTTCATCTGGCTCGGCCGCATCTTCGATACGAAATCCGCGCACAACGTCGGCTTGCTGCTGAAGGCCGTCGAGCAGAACCTGCCAGAGCTCGACCGCGAGGCCCTGCGCAAGCGCAAGGAGGAATTCATCAGCCCCGCGCAGGCCGCCGACTACGTAAAGGAGAAGCACGACATCGTGATCGATGACGTCCGCGAACTGCGGAAGCAGGTCCGCGAGTGGCGTAAGATCTATGAGCCGGTCTACGGTGAGGTCCGCGACCGCCTCGCGCACAACAAAGGCGCCAAGGACGAACTCGACGCGCTGCTGGCGCGCACCAACATCGACGAGATGAAGCGCATGTTCGCGTTCCTACACGGGCTCAATGAAGCCCTGATCGAACTTTACCTCAACGGCCGCAACCCGCTGCCGCTGCCGGATGTGACGTTCAATCCGCCGCCGGCCAAGCCACGCCATCCCGGCGACAAGGCCTATGCCGAGGCGCAGGCGTCGCTGCTCTCGATCGTCGGCGAGTAACTAAACCCTTTTCTTTAAGCCCGTGACTGCAAAGTCAATAAATTGCAAGATCCGGTTCTGGCACATCACGAAATTTTGCTGCAACGCAAAACTCAGTCGGTATCGGGGCGTCGCCGACTTGGCCGGACTCGCTGCTGGCTCCGCCTAGTCGCGAATGACCCACACCGCGGACCTTCGGTGCCGGGTTTTTCCGTGGTATACAACTAAGCAAATTTACGAAGTGCGGGCCGGGCTTACGATGCCTAGCGCGTTCGCCTTGGACGGGCTTGGGGGGCCCTTATGGCCAACATCGACGTCAACGCATATATCGACGAGCTACGCCAATCACTGCCTTACGTTCCCCCGCTTCTTGATCGTCAGCTCAAGGCTCTCCATCGCAAACGTGAGTTCGGCGGTATTGTTCGGCTTGTCCGCAGCATGATGAATGTGGATGCACGAATTACGCTTCACTGGACGAACAGTTCGTCTTCAAACCGGCAAGCTCCGGCTTGGATCAGACTGCCGAACGAAATGCCGGAGTATGGCACCCAAGCATTTAAAGACCTGAAGCTTGATATGTTTATTCTTAAGTCGTTCGCGGATCAAAGTCGTTGCCACGAATTCCTCGTCGTAGTCGCGCATGAATTCTCACACGTCGTCCTTGAATCGATTGGGCATCCGCTACGGACTGAAGAAAAGGCTATCGATCTGACAGCAATGTTGCTTGGGTTCAGCTATTCCTACCGACTGGCTGCACACGCTGTCCGAGCGTATCCTGGCAATATATATGAAACCTCCCGTATCGGATACCTTACTGGAGATGAGCTTAATGCCGCCTGCCGAATTCTCCTCCCGCAAAATCTGCGGCTGAGACACCTAGCATTGACCTTCCTCCGACAAGGCTGGGGATGGTTGATCCTGTTCGGTATGTGCTCCGGCGCTTGGCTCTATGGCGTGCTGAAACACTAGAGCGGGCTGAAGACTCCAAATTACGCACACGTCTGATTCTGGCACTTCACCTCATTCTAATGCGCTCACAGTAGCGCAACCGAAATTGCCTAGATCCCGACCAAGCTCCGCACGCATGTAGCGAGGTTCTTAAAAGTCGTTTTGAAGTTATCTCCGCTCTCTGCCATATTCTGAAGAACCTGCCCTTTTTGCTCGATCTGAGCGTCCGTCAAAGCAAAGACAGGCACATTGAACTTTTGTGATTGAGCAATCAGCGAATTAAAGTCTGCAATGTTGGCGAGATTGTACGGGCTATCGCCGGGCTTGGCTTTTACGAAGTCGGCGGAGCTGATTGCCATTGCTTCCTTTTGCAACACCGGAATTAGTTCGGTCAGCACCGTCTTTTTGATGATGTTGATCCACTGCTGGAATGATGAAGCGGGGCTTCCCAGCCGCGGCCTGTATCGTTGCGAGATGATCCCGCAAACTTAGGCGGTTGAAGAGGAAAGGGGTAGAGCAAAGCACCGGCTCGGAAAGAGGCAACCGCGGCGTTCCATCTGGGAACGACGCGGGCCAGTGACGTTATCGCCTGGTTGCAGTAGTAATCTGGCGAAGTTGGAATTATGAAAAAGTCTGACCCCATCAGGAAGCATTGGTTAAGAGCACCGACGCTCGGACTCATATCGATCAGCACAACGTCGATCTTTTCGGCGATGGCTGTCATCCGCAACAGCGCGCCTATCGATCCGGGAATGTTTTGAAGCGCTGGAATGGCGGCGCTCGTTGAAACGGCAACCGCGATCTGGGTTTCATTTTCGGCTAGGGCAATGTTGCCGGCCAACAAGAAGAGATTTTTGTTCGGCGTTTTTGTTATATTCGCAGGTTTCAATGGTGCGCCCGTTCCTTTAAATACGGGATCGAGCGCGTCACTTATATTTGAGTTGGGGTTCTTTTTATAGAAGGACTCGAAGTCATCTACACCGTCGAATCCAAGCACCGTACCGGTGAGATTGCACTGCGGATCCCCATCGACGATCAGCACCTTTTTCCCTAAGTCAGCAAGCGCCCACCCGAGATTGAAAGTTGTCGTAGTCTTGCTCACTCCGCCTTTGTGATTGAAAAAGGCTATGATGGGCGCCACTTGATCGGTCATTGGAAATAGCTCCGCTTAAAGGACCCCAACTTACGCGCAACCACCGGGTGAAAGCAAGAGGGGCGGATCGTGGGAGTCGTGAGCGCGCCTCGATGAGTTAGTCGAGGCGAACGGTCACGGGTCTATGCGCTCGTTAGCCCCGGAGTATGCGTTTCAGTTCTGCCGATGAACAAAAAACACCACTCGGAGACTGCCCTGAGCGCGCGGCGCTCACCAGTTTGCATTTTTACAAAGTCGAATTTTGGCGCATCACGAAATTCTGCCGCAGCGCAACAATCGGTCGCGGTCGAGGCATGGCGGACATTGAGCAAGCCGCGCTCAACAACGCAACGATAGAGATCGAGCGTCAGATTGTCCGAAAGGCGATCGAGGATGCTCTTTGCAGCTGGATACGCGTTCGACAGCGAAGAATGGGCCATCAAGAACAGCACCGACGTCGAAGCCACATTCGCTGCGGTGTTTTCGAGCGATGAAGACCGCCTCTACTTCCGTAAGGACGGCGGCCGTGGGCATCGTGAATGTCTTCGATGAGACGGACGGCTCAATCGCCTTGCGGCGTAGAAATTGAACGGAGGCAATGTGAGGAAAAGCAAACCAAATCCTGCAGCGCTGGTCGTTGTTTGGGCACTCGTCAGGCCCGCGATGAAATGGCAGGCAGTCAGTGATCCGATTGTACGATCGTCGGCCGTGCTTGTCGTCCGAGACCAGTGGAAGAAGGGACACCTGGCCCGAATCAGGCCGGGGCCAATAGCAAGGGCGGCTTGACGGAATCAAGGAGGCAGATCGCATACGTAACCTGACTCCCTCTTGCCCTTTATCATCAAAACTGGGGGTGCATTACGGAAACAAAACTGGCAGAAGCTGCGCAAATGCTGGCTCCAGAATTGAGAGCGGAAATGCCTATTGGAAGTCGTAATGCGTCCGAGAAGTTCTTAACGGGATTCGAGGTCAAGGCGTGGCGTATCTCCCGCAACCTCACACAGCCTGAACTGGCGCGGTGGCTTGGTCTGACGCCGCAGGCGGTTGGCAAATACGAGAAGCGTGGTGCGACAAGGACGACTGCGCTCGCGTTCGCCGCCATCGATCGCGGCCTGAAGCCATACCGGCCGACACGCGAGGATTACAAGGCGGTCGAGCAGCACTCTCGCATGAAGCAGCTGCGTGAGAAACAGGATGCGGATGGATGAAGAAACGGAAGACAGCGCGACAGTTACCGGCGCCTGAACCCGCGCGGCCGGTCAACGCGAGGTTTCAGAGCCGGCTGAAGGGCATGCTCGAGGAGATTTCCCAGGCCGTCCTCACATTGGATCCGATCATCGCAGATGTGACCGTGCCGCTGCGGGAGTTTGTCGACTACCTGGATTTCGAGATCGGCAAAGTGCAGCTCGATATCAGCACGCAGAAGTGGGCGTCCGTCGTCGATGTGCAGAAGGTCGCGGCCGATGAGGACTGGCTCCGGCGCCTGGTCGATCTTCGCAATGAATTCGACGTCGAGAAGATGATCGCCTCGGTCAAGATGCTGCGTTCGATGGTGGAGAAGGTCCAGCGGACGTTCGAGATCCCAGCGTCGTCACGCTGTTGAATTCGGTGTCCTTGTTACTGACGACCGACACTGGCCTGCCGCACCGGGCGATGATGGCGCAGAGTTCGCGGCGCGGCCTGGACGATGAGCCACGAGCGCCACACATTCGCGGGTGAAGTCATCCACCACCGCCAGGATACGGAAGCGGCGGCCGCCTATCGGCGCGTCGCTGAGGAAATCGAGCGACCGCCGCTGGTTCGGACCTTGTGGCAAGGCCATCGGCAAGCGCATTCCCAGCGCCCGCTTGCGACCGATGCGGCGCCGGGCGGCCAGCAGCTTCGCCGAATGCGCCCGATCCGCGCCCGGCCACCGGCAGAAGGGACGTGGTCTGGTTAGCACTCAACGAGATCGGCCGCTGTTTGCCTTTGCGGGCATTTAGACCACTCTCAAAGGCCGCCGAGGCACCAGTCGAAGCCGATGCCACATCTCGTCTAGGCAACGGCTGGGTGGAGTGCAAAGGCTCTCCCCCGTGCCCAGCTCCGGCTATCAATTTGGGAGCGAAATTTTATCGTTCAGCTATGTCTCCGCTATGTCGTTCCGCTATTGCCACAACGGAGGGAGAAGCCTATCCTGGGTTGTTTCGATTTTAGGTCGCGGCCTGAGACTCTTTTTTGGGAGACGCGCATGAATATTTGGAGAGCTTTTTTTGGCGCCGGTATCTTGTTTAGCGCAAGCGTTGGTCCGGCAATCTCGATAGATTTCGATTTGCGACGTTTCCAACCTACTGAGCCAGTCCCTTCGGCGGGCCGAATAGCTTTGCCAGCCGGGTCAGCTTCGTCGGGGGGGGCGGCCCCCCCCGTGTCGGACAGATTGCTTGTCCTGCCTTCGCCACCACCTGTGTTGGATCGTTTGCCTCCGCCAATACCCGCACTGCCCAGTTCGGACAGGATACCGCCGAGTTCGGACAGAATACCAACAATGGTTTGCGCCGTGGCCCCAAACGGCCGCCCCGAATGCAATGTTCTCCCGTCTGCCGCCAGAATTCCGTCTGCTCAGCTTGGGGCAGTGGCCCCCATCGGGGCGACAGGCACCCTAGATGAGCCCGATATTGCGAATGCCAAAGCTTTCAGACGGTTTTTGACAAATGTAAACGTCGAGATGATCATCTGCTCGGCTCTTCGCCGCCTTTACGACGACAGCGCGAATCAGAATAATTGCGAAGGGAGAATGACGAATAGTGCTAGGACTGTTAGTTATCTGGTGACAACCACCGACAGCGTAGCCGAAACTTTGGAGATCGAGCTTCTCGGCAAAAGTTCAGAACTCGCACTAAAGTCAGCTAATTGGGTTGAACGCCATCGTTTTTACGTTTCTATAGGCTTCAATGCAAACCTTGAGCCGCAGATCATCGTCGTTGACTTTGAGCCCATGCTCAGAACGACGTCAGAGCTTTTGCCCGAGCGCAACGACCTCTTCGAGCACATAGCCCTCGAACACGACTCGGAAATTCGGGTGCTGCAAGAGAGCATCAAAAGCTCGATTTCTGCTGCCATACAAGCCGCCAATCGAACCTTTGTGGAGGCCAAACGATAATGCAGGCTCGCGTCTTCCGCTACATATGCGGTTTGTCCGTACTGGTCACCCATGTTGCTGCCATTGTGTGCATAGCGATCGCCACAAGGTTCACGGACTTTCGCGATCAGATTGGTAGTATTTTAATCGTCGCGCCAATCACCCTGGTCTACGCCAGCTCGTTCTTGAAATACGTGGTCGCAAATGCCGCACCCGCTCCCGCAGGCACCTCCGAACCGTTCGATGTGCTCGCCGCCCTAACCATGTATCTCGTCGTGGTAGTATTCTGTTTGAGCTTGCTTTATGTAGTTGCCAAGTTTGCCTTCTTCTCAAGCTATCAGGTCAACGAGTTCAAGATGTGGTTAGGAGCATCCGAAACGGCGTTTGGCGCCTTAATTGGGATTGTTTTTGACCGCCTTTTTGGAGTTCAGCCTACGGCATCGGCGAGCAAGGCTGGCAAGCAAGATAGTGAGGCATTGCGTGTGCCTGCAAACTCGCCGGGATCTGCGTAATCGTTGCGTATCTTATTCGGCAGAGCGAAGACAGTCGCGATGTCCTTATGAGCCAGCATCCTTGGCAGTGTAAGGCTGGGGTCGACGACCAGTTCAGCACTTAGGGAGTGACCGTCCGCTAAAACCCGGGCGAGTCCGGTTCGACAGATACTCATTCTTAATTCGCCTCGTTGCGAATGTTGGCCGCTCAAGGCGAACACGTTGATCAGGCATCCGATGAATGGGGCACTTCTAAACGGTCGGCGCGGCCGAGGAAGGGGACTGAACTGAACCCCTCGCGCTATCCCGCTATATCCCCTTCATAAAACAAACGACGACGGCGATCTCCTTGATGTCGTCGAACGCCATCACTTCATCTTCCTTGGCCGGGATCGTCTTGGACAGACGCAGGCCGTTCTCGTCGATGCCGAGCAGCAACCGGATCTTGGTTCGGTCGCCCTTATCCGTGAGCATCACGGTGTCACCCGCGACGGGATCGCGGCGCTTCGATGCGAACATCAGGCTGCCCGACTTGAGCCACGGATCGTAGCTGTCGTCCGGCATATAGAAAGCGAACGCAGTCTCGTCGCTTTCGAGCTGCGGAGGAGCCCCGACATAGCCATCGCGCTTGCTGCTGGCGGCAGCCTGCAGCGCAGCCGGCAGCGACGACACGTGCCGGAGCTCAACCGTCGAGGTGCGAGTGCGACCGCGGCGGCCTTCATTGAAGTCATCGTCGGCGCCTGGTTCGGGCGCTTCCATCTTCGGAGCGCCGAGTGCTTCGGTCACCTTGCGGGGGATCGGGTAGCCGGAACCCTCGGCGATCTTCTGAAGGGTCTTCAAAGAAGGCACGAACGGGTGTTCGGGATCGTTGATCAGTCGTAGGATGGTCGAGGGTGCGAGCTTCGATTCGCGAGCTAGCCTCGTGCCGTCCCATTTCTTTCGATCGAGGATGTGATCGATCCACTCAATCACAGCTTTCTTTGGACCTTTCATTTCAACTGCCGCGGGTGTTCGCATTTCGGCGGGCCTTTGAATAGCATACGTTTTCGCAGTACGGGACTCAGCAAGTATTGATGGAAGACGGATTTCGTCTGGGAACTCTCTGCAATTGAGGCCTAAGGTTGGTCTTCACAATGCCAATTCCATCCGTTTGCAGGGATGCTAACGCGATCACTTAGCGCAGGTCGCCTGGCTTTGCAAATGATTTTTCGTTCGATATATGTTCCGGCGCAAATGCAAAATGCGAGAAGACGGCCATTGGCCAGTCCTTCTCGCATTTTCGACAACCATGGTGATCAACCGGGATTTAGGGCGCGGACTTCCTGAGGGCCAGCAGTTGCTTGAATTGCTCGGTTCGTATTCCGGCATGCACCGCGGCCGTTGCGTCCGCGTCGTGCTCGTTGTCCTCGTGAAGGTCGCCCTTGCTCCGCTTGAGCTTCCTCTTCACGATTACGTCCTTGCAATAGACCCGCCAGTCGATGTGGGGATAGGTCTTCGCGGCCCAGGCGATGATGTCTTTCTTTTCCGCGGTCTTGAAGCCGGCGCTGGCGAGCTTGGTCTCGACCGGCATGACTTCAATGATCGGGATCGGACAGGAAGCAAGGACGCCGAGGGCAACGCCGAAGCCGAGTGCCGACCGGGCGTGCTGGGCGCCGGACGGGATCTCTCCGAAGGCAATCTTGCACCCTTGAATTTCCTTATGAAATGCTTCGTGAAGCTCACGTGCCCGGCGGAGGTCGTCGCTGTTCTGGCGCACCACCTTGCCTTTACCAGCCATTTTCTCAGTCGAAATGGTCCTTACCTGCTCGAGGCTGAGGCCAAGCGTGCCCAGGTCGAGATGCATTCTGGCGATCGCGAAATTCGCCATCGCCGGATCGAGACCAGCCACTAGGATGGAACCCATAATTCCTCTGGTGTGACTCCGAACAGAGCACCACGAAATCTCGTGGCTTGCATGTTTGTTTGCATTAATGCAAATACACGATCCCGGCGAGTCGGTCAAATCCGAGGAAATCAATTCATGAGCTTCGATGCACAGTCCTGGGCGAGAAAGATCGTGACCGGCAGTCCGGTCCGCAAGGCGGTGCTGATGTCGATCGCTAACCGGGCGAACGACGCCGACGGCGCCTGCTGGCCGTCGCAGAAACGGATTGCGGCCGAGACCGAGTTCAGCGAGCGCGCCGTCCGTGATGCCCTGAAGGATCTCGAAGAGATGAACATCATCAGCCGCGTCAAGCGTCGGGATACGACCGACATGATCTACCTGCGCATGAATGATCCGGGCGATGGCTCGACCATCAATCCACCGGCACATGGTGCCCCCGGTAGCGGTGGCAAAATGCGCCCTCTTCCCGCCCAGCGGCAGGAGACGCCGGAGGTAGCGGCGGGAGATTCCGCTGACTACCGGAAGGAGGTGCCGGAGGGTACGGCAGGAGATGCCGGTGGGTACCGGCACGACCTGCCTGCCAACCTATCAGACGAATCTATCACTGAACCATCAACTAAACCAACAAGGAAACGGAACGCTTCGTTTCCCGGTGATGGGTTTGAGCAGTTCTGGTCGCTGTATCCCGACAAGAAAGGCAAACAGTACTGCCAGGGCATCTGGGAGAGGAAGATCGAGGGCAAGGCCGACTTCGAGACCGTCATCGCTGGCCTGCGCACCTACATCCGGTGCAAACCCAAGGAAAGGCCGTGGCTGAACCCGTCGACATTCCTCAACCAGGCCAGGTGGGATGACGTCTGGGAGGACGACCGCCGGCCCGATCCAACCAGACGACGGATGGCGATCTGATGACGGTCGATGTCGCCAAGGCTTTGAGAAAGGAGAAGATCGACGTTCGATCGCTCAAGTTCGGAAATCAGTACGCCCTCTGTCCGCAATGTTCGCATCAGCGGAAGGGGGCGCACAAGAAGATCAAGTGCCTCAGCGTCCTGATCGACGCCAGTGGGGTTTGTTGGAACTGCAAGAACTGCGGGTGGGTAGGATCTGAGAATGCTGAGCGAAAAGCACGCACAGGGGATCGAGGCGAGAGGCCTCAGCGTCGAGAAGGCGGTGGATATCGGGCTCTACAGCGGGCGTCGCTTGCGCGATGGGTCGGTCGTCGCTGACATCGACGGCCCGATCCTTTGCTTCCCCTATATGGAGCACGACCAGGAAGTGAACACCAAGTACCGGTGGGCCGAGGATGGCCAGCGCCGGTTCATGCAGCGCAAAGGCGCCGCCAAGACGGTGTTCAACGCCAATATTCTCCTCGACGAGGAGAACCTGCTTCGTCTGGAGACCGGCGTGGAGTCGCTGATATGGACGGAGGGCGAGTTCGACTGCCAGGCTGGACTGGAGTCCGGGTTCTATTCCGTGATCTCGGTGCCAGATGGTGCGCCGCCGGCACGCGACAGGAACGGCAAGCTGATCGAGGTGCCCGATGATGACAGGGACATCAACCCGGAGGACGATGACAAGTTCGCGTTCATGTCGCGGCTGATGGATCCGATCATGAAGGTGAAGCAGCATATCATCGCGACCGATGGCGACGAACCGGGTGGACGATTGGCCAAGGAGCTGGTCAGACGCATCGGTCCGGCCAAGTGCTATTGGGTCGAATACCCCAGGGACGAGGTGGTTCCCGACAAGAAGAAACCGGGCAAGCTTAGAGCGTGCAAGGATCTCAACGAGGTGAAGCAATACCTCGGCGCCGATGCGGTGCGCGAGATGATCGACAACGCCAAGCCGTGGCCGGTGAAGGGGCTGTTCCGCCTGTCCGACTATCCCGAGCTGGAGATCCCGGAGATGGTGGAGATCGGCATCTCCAGGGAACTTGACGCGAAGATGAAGTTCTATCAGGGACAGTTCATCGTCGCGACGGGCATTCCCAACGTCGGCAAGTCGACCTTCATCAACCAGGTCTCGGTGCTGTTGGCGAAGAGACATAAGTGGCCGATCGCGATCTTCTCCGCTGAGAAATCGGTGAAGCCCTTCCTGGCGCACGAATTGATGACCGCCTTCCTCGGTAAGGAACGGGCGGTATGGACGTTGGATGAGCGGCAGAGAGCCGAAGCCTTCGTTGAGCGCTACTACCAGTTCATCGACTACGACGACTCGTCGGATACCGAGATCGACTTGGACTTCGTGCTCGATAAGGCTGCCACCGCGGTGTTCCGCGATGGTGTCAAGATGTTGATCATCGACCCCTGGAACGAGCTGGAGCACAACCGGCCCAACTCGCTGTCGCTGACCGAGTACGTCGGCAAGGCGATCAAGAAAATGAAGCGGTTCGGAAGCCAGTTCGGCTGTGCGGTATGCGTCGTGGCGCATCCGACCAAGTTGGAAGGCAAGACCGTGCCAGGGCTCTACAACATTTCCGATAGTGCGCACTGGGCGAACAAACCGGACCTCGGCATCGTGGTCCACGCCAACCGACCGGATGAAGCGCCGAACGAAAGGACGATCATCATCCCCAAGGTGCGCCTCAAGCGCATCGCCGGCAACACTGGCATGGTCGACCTGGGCTTCGACGAACAGACCGGACTCTTTGTGAAGCTGGAATTTTGATTTTTTACTTGCCCGAATGCAAATACGATGCTAATGCAAACTAACGGAGAGACGTGGATGTCATTGAACAAGGTTACGCTGATCGGCCGCCTGGGCAAGGACCCCGAGGTCAAGAACCTGACCAACGGCTCGGCGGTTGCGAACTTCAGTGTCGCGACCGGCGAGAAGTACAGGGATAAACGCTCCGGCGAGATGGTCGAGAAGACCGAGTGGCACAACATTGTCGTCTGGAACGAGAAGACGATCGAGTTCATCGAGAAGTGGCTCGCCAAGGGCGACATGGTCTACATCGAGGGTAAGATCCAGACCCGCAAGTGGCAGGACAATGACGGAAAGGATCGCTACTCCACCGAGATCGTGATCCCGCAGTTCGCCGGCATCGAGGCGCTGCAGAAGCTGTCCTACGATAACGACAATGGTGGCGGTGGCCGTGGGGGCAACTCCCGCGGCCGCGACGATGATCGCGATGGCGATGGCGATGATCGCGGTTCCCGTTCGTCGAGCCATTCGTCCAGCCGCAGCCGTGACGATGATCGTGACAGCCGTTCGTCCAACCGCGGCAGCTCACGCCGCGATGATGATCGCAACGACGACCGTCGCGAACCGCCTCGCCGCGCGGTGTCTGGCGGTGGTCGCGGCAGCGACATGGACGACGAAATTCCCTTTTGAGCGGGATCACCCGCGAGATGCGCTGAGATCTTAAGAGCTTCCCCGTCGAGCGGGGAAATTGTGGGGCGCCCCTTTGGTTTGGCGTGCAGGGGCGCCCCTTTTGCCGCACTACAATTTGCGCGAAAGCAAACTGAGGTTATCATGACAGACCCCTACCTTTCCGTTTTCGTTGCTGCCGGCTTGAACCACAGCGGCACCGATGCGTCGTCCCCTTGCGATCGCGCTCCGGGCGCCTGCCTCGGGCTCAACGACGATGAGGCGCCCAGTAATCCGGACTTCGTGGTCGAGACCATCGGCGACATCACGCCCGAGCAGGAGATCGAGACGGGCGCCAGCGCTGCCGGTTTCGATTCGGGCTGCTTCGAAGTGACCGAAGAGGGCGAGGAAGAGCTGGAGCGCCGGGACAACCGCGTCCAGGTCGAGCACCTCGGCAAGATCATCGACAACATGGTCCACATCGTCGGCATGTACACGGCGCTGCTCCAGGACAAGGTCGAGGGCTGAGATGGAGATCACCCGCCTCGATATGGCTCCCGGCGCCCTCGCCGAATACTATGACTGGCTGAAAGCCGCCAATGATGGCGATCGGCTGGTCTACTGGACCGGCGACCTGCGGTTCGATCGGCAAGTCGCCACTTCCGAAACCGACCTGCTGTGGCCTCCTGACCACCTCAATGTCGCTCAGTTGAACGCGGTGGCCTCCCGGATCCTCGCTGACAGCAAGACCGGCGAACTGCGCCTCACGCAGAAGAAGCTGTCCGAAGGCGTCTACGAATACCGCGCCACCCGTCGTCGCCAGACTTATGGCTCGTCAACCTCGGTACTCCCCTATGATCAGTTCGTCTTCCCTTGAGGCTCGCACCCAGGCACTCGGCTGGCTCACCCATGGTGGTGAGCTGGCTATAGCCCTGAAGGCTGACCGGGCAAGGCACAGCGACGTCATCTGGCAGCTTCTCGTCGAAGCTGTCGAGGTGATCGACAAGACTCCCGATCGGGAGCGCCGCTGGCTCACGTCGGGCCAACGTTCCAGCGGTTGGAACATGATCGGCATGACCCGTGCCGACCTGGTCGAGATCGAGAAGATCCGACTGCTTAGCGCGATGAAGCCGTATGACGGGAAGGCAACGTACGCCCCGCAGCGAAACGACGTTGAGCGAGCCCTCGGCGTCCTCGAATGGATGCGGTGGTGCAACGCTGCACGACTGCCGGATCGCCTCACAAAAGCAGCTGTCGCGCTTGCTCGCGGGGGAGATCAGGAACTTGTGCATCGGCTTTACTGCCCGACGCGCAAGCCAAACCGCCAGAACATCGGCGAGATCAAGACCCGAACGATCGGCTTCATCATGACCGGACTGAAGAACGATCTACGGATCGTGCCGGCTGATGGCCTGACATGGCGAGAGGATCTGGCGAGTGCAGCTTAACGCTGGGATCACCGACGCGCATCTGAGGTTCCTGGCAGCACGCCAGGTCCACGAGGCCTGCCTCTGCCGTCTTCAGGCTGCCTACTACGTGGGAGATCCCCGTGAGGTCGAGCTGGCAATGAACGCCCTGCTCGACTCATCGCAAGCCTTGGGCGATCGGCTGCGCGATCAGGTGTTCGCTCAGCTCGAACAAAACGGAATTGACCCGTTTACCCGGAGGCCTCTTTGAGAGAGATCGTCATCGACACCGAAACGACCGGCCTCGATCGCGGGGTTGATCGAGTGGTTGAGATCGGGTGCGTCGAGATCGAAAACCGCATTCCGACTGGGCGGACCTTCCACCAATACATCAACCCTACCTATCCAGTTCACAAGGATGCTTTCAAGATCCACGGCCTGGACAACGACTTCCTCAAGACCAAGCCGACCTTTCGACGGATCGCAAACAAGTTCCTGCGTTTCATCGACGGCGCAAGTCTGGTGGTCCACAACGCACCCTTCGACATGGGCATGCTCAACGAGGAGCTGGATCGCCTCGGCATGCCTCCGCTGGAAAACGAGGTGGTCGACACCCTGGCGCTGGCGAGGGTGAAGCGCCCCCGCGGCCGGCACACGCTCGATGCGCTCTGCTGCGCCTACGGCATCGACAATTCCAGGCGTGACGTTCACGGCGCCCTGCTCGACGCCGAGCTGCTGTCCGAGGTCTATGTCGAAATGCTCGGCGGCCTCCAGATCGGGCTGGATCTGTTTCAGCCAGACCGGGCAAAATCTGAGGAACTGAAATTCCGTGCGCGGCAAAGGCCAGTGCCTCTGGTCCGGGCCATCACCGCCGAAGAGCGAGCCGCTCACCAGACGTTCATCCAAAACCTCGGCGATAAGGCCATCTGGCTGGATTACCGGGGACAGTTACTCGAAAACAAGGCCGCGTAGCCGAGACGACGGCGGGGTGCGGCGGAGCCATGCCTAACCGTTTGCTTGAAGTGGAGATCGAAAATGCAATTCCTGCGTCGTACCCGCCACCTCGGAATGAGCGATGAGGCCCGCAAGGCTCGCATGACCTCGCTCGGTGGATCGGATGCCAAGATCATTATTTCCGGCGACCAGCGCGCCATCGAGCGGCTTTGGCACGAGAAGCGCGGCGAAGAGGTCCCGGAGGACATGTCCGAGATCCTGCTGGTTCAGCTCGGCAACGTGACCGAAGCGCTGAACGCGGACTGGTTCGAGTTTCAGCAGCAACTCTACGTCACCGACGAACAGCAGAAGGTCTTCTATCCCGACTGGGAGAAGGCCCATGCCACGTTGGACGGCCTGGTGCGGGAGACGCTCGACTCCAAGCCGATTGGCATGGTCGAGTTCAAATTCATGTTCCCGTTCGGCTTCGACTGGGAGAAGGCGATCGAGAAGTACTTCCCGCAGTGCCAGCACAACATGATGGTGACGGGTCTGCCGGTCTCGTACTTGTCGATCATGACCGGTGCCGCGCAGCACATCGTCGTCGAGATCGAGGCCGACATCTTCTACCAGGTCGACCTACTCAAGGCCGAGAAGGACTTTTGGGAGTGCGTCGAGACCGGAAGGACTCCCGGCACGCCCGAGATCGTCGTCCCGCTGCTCGAGCGGATCAGGGTCGTCGACATGAGCGAGAGCAACGAATGGGGCGCTCTCGCTACCACCATCGTCGGCACCGCGACTGCGGCCAAGCGGCACGATAAGGCGAAGAAGGACATCAAGGCACTGTTCCCGAAGGACGCCAAGTCGGCATCCGGCAAGGGCGTCACCGTCAACCTGTCGAAGGACGGCAAGCAGCTGTTCGTCATCGACCAGGACGAGGTGAGGAAAGCCGACAAGGCCTCCGGCATGAACCCGCCGGCTCCCGAAAAAACCAGGCAGGCCAGCAAGCCGAAGAAGGCAGCGGCTTACAGCAACGAAGAAGCCGAGGCCGACGCGGCCTGACCAGGAGAGCAACCCATGGCACGCAAGAACCCCAAGCTCGACAAGATCTACGAGATCTTCGACAAGCACAAAGTCGAGATCGACCGGGACTCCATCTGGGAAGTCCAGGGAACCCCGGTCGTCAAGCACAAGGACGTCGAGCGTCTTGGCGCCACGCTGGGCATCGCCTGGGAGAAGCCCCAGGTTCTCCGTGCCGAGCGCGACGAAGCCGTGATCATGGTCATTGGCAGGATGGGCGACAAGCTGGAGTGGTCGATCGGCGAAGCGCTGATCGCCCGCGAAGGCGAAGCCGGTGGAAACTACAAGGTCAAGGGCAAGATGGCGGCGTATCCGTACGCCATGGCCGAAAAGCGCGGCAAGGATCGCGTCATCCTCAAGCTCGCCGACCTGCATGGTGACGCCTACTCCGAAGCGGAAGCTGACGATTTCAACGACGGTAATCAGCGCGATGATCGCCCGCGTTCGAACAATGACAACCGCAAGAACGAGCGCAACGACGAGCCACCAGCTCGCAAGGCTTCCGTTCCCAAGGAACAAGGTCAGGAAATCGTCCTGTATTGGGAAGGCGAGATCGCAAAGTGCGACAAGGTTTCTCAGGTCATGGACCTTGCCGACTCCAAGCAGTTCGTTGCCGACCTCACGGTACTCAGCTCGAAGGGCGAGGCCTATCTGAAGAAGCTTGTGAGCGACCGCTCGCAGGATCTCAAGCGCCATGCCGCACAGGGTTGACGCGACACCGGCCCAGGACCAACCCAGAAGATCGGCGCCGCATCGGCAACGATCCGCCATCTGAGGCAACGCGATGAGAAACATATGAGCGCCAGCAACAAATCCAGGAGCAAATGGATCCTTGTCCGCAAGGTCGAGGGCCATCTGGTTCCGCACGCGCCTTACGACGTCGAGATGTTCGAGTCGATCCCGGACAACGTGCCCGTTCGAGCCCAGTTCGCCCAACCCCGTAGCGGTCCCCGCCATCGGCTGTACCGGGTGATCCTGCGCCTCGTCGTCCACAACACCGAGCTGTTCTCGACCGAGGAAGCACTGCACGACACGCTGTTGCTGTCCTGCGGCGTGGTACGCCCGGTCCTCACGACAGCCGGCGAGATCATCATGATCCCGTCGTCGACCGCCTTCGAGGCCATGGCGGAGGACGAGTTCAAGGCCTACTTCGATAATGCGATGGAGAAAATCCAGACCCACATCATCCCCGGCATCGAGCTCGGTCTGCTGCTGAAGGAAGCGCGGCATCAATCGCACTACAAGGAGGCGGCATGAGGTTCGACCCGAATGACCCTAAGCGGCCATTCGGCTTAGCCCTCGATCCGGTGCTTCTCGCGTAGTGCTTTCGCCTCCTCGGCGCGGCCGAGGGCCGCGAGCGCATCGGCGGTAACCCGGGCGGCGTCCTTGGTCCAGTTGTGCTCGCCGCCGAGCGCCTTGTCGTGGCCAGCGAGCGCTGCCTCGCCGAGCGTAAGAGCTTCGCTGACGTTATCAAGAGCGAGCATCGATATCGCGAAACTGCACCGAGCGCGATTTGTCTCGGGATGCTCTAGGCCAAGCACCTTCTCGTCGATCGCCAGCGCGCGCTCGTACAGCGGCCGCGCCGCCATATAATCGCCCTGGGCATGCAGCAGATGGGCAAGATTTTTGAGGCTCGTCACCGTGTGGGGATGCTCAGGGCCAAGTATCTTCTCGCAGATCGCCAGCGCGCGCTCATAGAGCGGCCGCGCGGCGGCAAACTCAGCGTTGCCCTCTAGTATCAAGGCGAGATTGTTTAGGCTCGCCGCCGTGTCGGGGTGCTTCGGGCCGAGCACGTTCTCGCGGATCACGAGCGCACGCTCTAGGAGCCGTCGCGCGGCGGTAAGGTCGCCCTGAGTCGCCAGCAGCAATCCCAGGTTGCTAATGACCGTCGCAGTGAATGGATGCTCGGGGCCGAATACTTTCTCGTCGATCGCCAGCGCGCGCTCATAGAGCCGCCGCGCGGCCGTAAGGTCGTCCTGGTCCTCCAGCAGCAAGGCGAGGTTATTGAGGGTCGCCGACGTGTGCGGATGCTCAGGGCCAAGTATTTTCTCGCAGATCGCCAGCGCGCGCGCAAGGAGTGGTCGCGCGGCCGCAAGCTCACCCTGGGAGTGTAGCAGCAGGGCGAGGCCGCCGAGGCTTATTGCCGTATCGGGGTGCTCGGGGCCGAGCACTTTCTCGCGGACAGCCAGCGCGCGCTCATAGAGCGGCCGCGCCCCGGCGTAAGTGCCAAGCGCATAATACCGATACGCTCCCGCTTGATAGAGCAGGAACGCGGCGTTTGCTTCGCCGCCCGGCGCAACCGTGTCGCGGGCCAATGCCAGCACGAGCGCATCCAGCCTCCGCGCGCGCGGCCATGTCTGCGGATCATGGTAGACGTTCTCCGGATACACGGTTGCGGCCGCCTCCATCAGCGCGCGTCGCACCTCGTCGCTCGTCGCGCGGTCGCGACGCGCAGCCGCCACTTGCCGAACCAGCCGATGCAACCGCATGCAGTCGGCGGTCACCGCGGAGTCGCGCTCATCTGCGATCGTCTGGGCGTCGACCAGCGCGAAGGCGCGCAGGGCAGCGACCGCCTCGTCTAGGCCGTCGTCCGCAAGCGCTGTGGCGAGGGGCTCGCCAAGCTTCTCCCGCGCTTCGGAGAATAGGTAGAGTGGTATCGGCTCGGGCGCCAGCAGCGCGGCGTACACGATCAGCGGCTCGGCCGCAGGATGGAGCTTTGCGGCTTCCTCGATCGCGAGCCCGAAGGTCTTTGCGACAGTCAACCCACCATGATACGCGGCCGGCGTATGGCGCCTGTCATCCATCAGTCGCGCCGGCGCGGTCTGAAACCGTCTGGCGTATTCGGCAATGGCGATATTGAGCCGTTCGCAGTAGGCCGCCGCCTGCTCGTGCGCCAGCGGCAGGCCACCGAGCACCTCCGACAGCGCCTCGGCGGCGGTACGCTCGGCACCGCGGCCGGTGCGGGCGATCAGGTAGTCGGCCCCGATCTCCTTCGGCCACACCCGCAGTTCGACCGGTTCGGCAATCCCGCGCCATGCATACGCATTGGATGTCACCAGCACATGCGCACGTCCGCCGCGCGGCAAATACGGCTCCAGCGAGGTGGCATCGATCGCGCTGTCGTAGATGAGTAGGATGCCTTCGCCCTGGTGACGCAGGCGTTCCGCCACCGCCGCGAGCGCCGGCTCCTCCTTCTGGTCGGCTGTCGCCCATTCGAGTCGGGCACCAAGGCCGACCAAGTCGGCGCGTATGGTGAAGTCGGTCTGCGCCCGGATCCACCATGTTGCCCGGTAGTCGCCGCGATGGCGCTCGGCATAGGCGGCCGCCAGGGTGGTCTTGCCCACGCCGCGCAGTCCGTGCAGCGCCGTGATAGCGACGCGGCCCTCGTAGCGCGCGAGCGCCGTCTCGATGGCGACGAATGACTCTTCGCGCCCGAAAAAATGCGTCGGCACTCGGATGGGGATATTGGAGACCGCAAAAGTCTCGCCCGGATAGGCGATCGGCGCCGAGGTGGCGGGCCGCTGCATGAACTCGCGGAAGCGACGGCGTGCCTCGTCGTCGGAGATGCCGTAGAGCTCGCAGCGGCAGTAGTGGTCGATTAGGCTCGGCAGCCGGCACGGCTTGACCGCAACGAACAGAACGAAGCCCGGCCGCTTAGCCGCCGCCTGCCAGATGGCGGCGCTGCGTTCGAGCGTCGAGTACGGTGCCTTGAGGTACTCATCTGAGAGCACGCACAGCACGTGGTCGGCGGCGTCGTGGCGCTGCTCCATCCAGGCATAGATATCGTCGCCGCGCTTGATCTCCCATTCGTGGACGAGCGGCGCATGGCCGAGCGCCTCCAACTCGTTAGCGATCCAGAATGCCCAGTCGCGGTCGCTGATCGTATAGCTGATGAAGATGTCGGTCATCCCTCACGACCCTGCGCCGGTTCGGTGAATTTCGGGCCCGGCCATCATCCTCGTGAGCGAGAGAGCGTGCAACCACCTTGGACAGTCCGTTCCTGGCACATCGCGAAATTTTGCTGCAACGCAATATTCACTATCGGTGCATCACGGACATGGCCGAAATCGCTGCTTGCTCGGCCTGGTCGCGTATGACCCCAAGCCGATACTTGCGTGGCTTGGGAAGCAAGCAATCGGTTCGGATTACAGTGCCATTCGAAGCGCTCCACCAGCCGCCTGGCTTCGGCTGCCGGAAAAGTTCGCAGCGCAGGATTCGAGGCTCTAGTTTCGGAGCTTGAGTCAAGTCCATGGCGGCGCCACCGGTATGCAATGGACTGTCGCGGAGCCGCTAATCCTCCGAATATCCTTTCGCTTTCGGCGGAATAATGGACTTGGCCTGACCTGTTTCGGCTCGACCCGGTCGCAATGACCCAAAGAAGACGTTCCAGCGGAATGTGGCGCGGTGCAACAACGCGCCGATAGGGACATGCGCCAGCCGCGTCCAGACGCTCACGGCTGCGCGGCGGACTTCATAGATGAGCACACGCTCGGGGAACCCCTTCAACTTCGTTGGTCCCAGTTCACGTAGTTGAATTCTTTCACCCACACCGAGTGGACGGACGGCTTCTGACATAAGAATCTGCCCGCTTCTGGCGACGCTACAGACCCGAACAGCTAGGTTAGCGGCGATCCCAATATCGGAACCACGCTCCTGAGGGACAACCCCTGCGGAAAGTCCAATTCGCATCCTGAGTTCACGTAGATCGTTGGACGCGTTCATGTGATCCTGAATTGCAAGGGCACAAGCAATCGCATTTGATGCTAGTTCGAACTCTGCGATCATTCCATCGCCCATGAGCTTGGTCGCGTGACCTTCGTGGGCCGCCACAATTTGAAGTAGCTCGGTATTGACCCGAAGAAGCAGTCGACTGAAATCTTCAAATTCGGTTCTGCCCGCTATCGACGACGAACCAACAAGGTCAGTTACCAAGATTGTGACTGTGCGATCTTCCCGCCGAGCCGGTGCTGACCCCAAGCGTTCTTCTGGACGGAGTACGCTGAGGATTCGTTCGACGCCGCTATTCCATTCATCTGAAAGGTCGACCCATTGAAAATCCCGCAGCGTCTCGCCGCCGCCGATAGGCCTTTCTGGCACAGCGCCACCTTCGAAGAGAATTGGTATGAACCAAGCGCGGTCCGTCGGCCTCGCGCGAAGTTGTTCGACGGCAATACTCAATTCGACGTTCATGTATGACTTCGCCCGAAGAGAATAGGATTTGGAAAAGCATGCAATGAAGAACGCTCCTTCCTCAATCGCTCGGCGGATTGCGATTTGCCATCTTTGACCGGGACGAATCTTTTCGCGGTCGAGCCACACGGCTATGTCGTTGTGCCGAAGCTGCCCGCACAGCGTCTCCACTAAACGCCGATCCTCTCGAACGTAAGAGATGAACACATGAGGTTCAGAGGACTTGTTCATCGCTGAACTCGCAGTCAAGACTGAGCAAAGTACAGGCGTTGCGCGCAACGCGTCCAATGAGATACGCCGCGACCAATTTTCAGGCAGGTACTGCCACTTGAATACCAGATATGGATGATGGCCTAAAGGAGCGAACGACTTCGCCTCAAATTTTGCTGCAATGCAAACACAGGTCGCCGTCCGGGGATTGCGGACATTGAGCAAAGCGGACTAACTAATCCGTCGAACGGATGGGGCGTCGCCGAACATCCGCTTGACCTTTTGCACGAATACAAATATCAAAAGCGAATGTTTAGTGAACCCGCCCTCGCCCCACCACCCGGCTTCCGCAAGGCCATACCGGACAAGGTGAAGCTCAAGGTGGTGGTCATACAGGGCGGCGCCTGCGCTACCTGTTCCGAGAAGCTCGGCACGCTGGAAGATACCCAGTTCGATCACTTCCCCGCGCTGCAACTGCGCTCTTGGGATCCAGAAGCGAGGGACACGATCCCCCCGTCGAATGACGAGGGTTACGTCTTCGCAAAACACGTCGACTGCCATGCCGCCAAGACCTTCGGATCGAAGGCGTCGAAGCGCGGAGCCGACGTGACCGAGATAGCCCGCACCAGGCGAATAGCAAAAGAAAGCGGGGATTTCAGGCGTCGGATGCTGCGGAAGTTCGACCCTGAAACGGAGCTCGAGCCTCCGAAGCGCCCGAAGAAGCAATGGCCGAAGCGGTCATTCGCACGGAGGGGGAAAAAGGGGGGCTCACGTCCGAGAGATCAAGAAGGAGATGCAGCAGCTGATGGATGATGGGAGATCGAGGACTTGGAACCCGATCGGAATAGAAGACGCTTTCTGGTCCGCTTCAAGGTCAAGAACACGTGGCTCTCCGTTCCTTTCGCATCGTCCCCCAGGACTCCGTACTGCTCGAACTCCACCAAACAACAGATTCGACAGTGGATTCGTTAGCTGTCCCAACGCTTGCTTGAATGCAAACAGCGAGGAGGGGGTAAATGGACCCCGCAGTCGACACGCTCACAGGCTTGATGCGCGCCTTCCACTTCCTCACCCAGCCGAAAAGACGGGTGCCGAAGCCCAAGTTCAGCTACGCCCCGGCCGGCAGCGCAGTCCACGCTGCGAAGCGGCTGATGAAACAGCAGCGCGCCGACGTTACCGCGCTCGTCAAGGATCTGGCCTCGCTGGATTCAGCAGCCGCGTCCGACAGCGACCGCATCAAGCAACTGATCACGGCGCTGCGTAAGCAGCCGGTGAAGTTCGTGCCCGTGAAGCGCGAGACACGCATCGATCGGTCCAGGATCTATCCGCATCACCCCGCCATCTGAGCCACAGAAATCGAAGAGACCGGGAAATTATGAGAATTGAACGACTATTCACGGCCGGGCGGATGTCGCCCTACAGCAACATCAAGTTCCGCAAAGCTATCAGCGAGATCAAGGATCCGGATGGCACCGTCGTTTTCCGGATGGAGAATATCGAGGTGCCGGCGCACTGGTCGCAAGTGGCTGTCGACGTCCTGGCGCAGAAGTATTTCCGGAAGGCCGGCGTTCCCAGCGAGATTGTTGCTGTTCGCGGCGACGACGAGATGACCATGCCGTCCTGGCTGTGGCGCCGTGTTGCTGTCGAGGGCGCGACCTTCGGCTCCGAGACCTCAGCCAAACAGGTATTCGATCGCCTCGCCGGCTGCTGGACCTATTGGGGCTGGAAGAAGAGCTACTTCTCTCCCGGCACCGAGATGGGCGGCACCTATGAGATCGCTGACGCCGATGCCAACGCCCTCGCCTTCTACGACGAGTTGCGCTTCATGCTGGCCAACCAGATGTTCGCGCCCAACTCGCCGCAGTGGTTCAACACCGGGCTGCATTGGGCCTACGGCATCGACGGTCCGGCCCAGGGTCACTGGTTCGTCTCGGAGCGCGAGGCTGACGATTTGTCGGACATCGGTTACGGCCCAGAGCTGTCGCAATCTGCCTACGAGCGCCCGCAGCCACACGCCTGCTTCATCCAGTCGATCGACGACAACCTGATCCAGGACGGCGGCATCATGGACCTGTGGGTCCGTGAGGCTCGCCTGTTCAAGTACGGTTCCGGCACTGGCACCAACTTTTCGATGCTTCGCGGCACTGGCGAGAAGCTGTCGGGCGGGGGCAATTCGTCGGGCCTGATGTCGTTCCTCAAAATCGGTGATCGGGCTGCCGGCGCTATCAAGTCGGGCGGCACCACACGCCGCGCCGCCAAGATGGTCATCCTGGATGTCGATCATCCAGACATCCAGCAGTTCATCAACTGGAAGGTCGAGGAAGAGCAGAAGGTGGCAGCCCTGGTCGCCGGTTCGAAGGCGTGCCGAAAGCACCTGCTTGCCGTCTATGACGCGCGGTGGGAAGGCAAGGGCGACCACAGCGACGGCGTGAAGAAGGCGATCCGCGACGCCCGCAAGGCCTTCGTTCCGGATGCCTGCATCAGGCGCGTGCTGCAGCTGGCGGAGTCGGGCGAGCCCTTCAGCTTCCCTGAATTCGATGTGGATTGGCAGTCGCAGGCCTACGAGACGGTGTCGGGTCAGAACTCGAACAACACCGTGTCGGTGACCGACCGATTCCTGGAAGCGGTCGAGAAGGGCTACGACTGGGATCTGTTCGGACGCACGACCGGCGAAGCGGTCAAGACCGTGAAGGCTCGTGATTTGTGGGACCAGATCGCTCGCGCCGCCTGGGCGTCGGCCGATCCGGGCCTGCACTTCAACACGACCATGAACGACTGGCACACCTGCCCGGCCGGCGGTCGCATCCGCGGTTCCAATCCATGTTCCGAATACATGTTCCTGGACAACACGGCCTGTAACCTGGCTTCGACCAACCTGATGAAGTTCTACGACAGCAGCCGCGGCTTTGATGTGGACGCCTACATCCACGTCAATCGCCTGATCACGATCGTGCTCGAAATCTCGGTGGCGATGGCGCAGTTCCCGTCCAAGGAAATCGCCCAGCTGTCCTACGAGTACCGCACCCTCGGACTCGGCTTCGCCAATCTCGGCGGCCTGCTGATGTCGATGGGTCTGGCCTACGATTCCGAAGGCGGTCGTGCGTTGGCTGGGGCTCTCTCCGCAATCATGACCGGCGTTGCTTACCGCACGTCGGCAGAGATGGCGCGGGAGCTGGGTCCTTTCGTCAAGTTCGCCGAGAACAAGGACGAGATGCTCCGCGTGATGGCCAACCATTATGCGGCAGCGGAAGCCGGGTCGACGAAGTTCAGGGGGCTGAACACCAAGGTGGTGAAGCTGGACTGGAGCAACATCCCGCAGCAAGGCCTCGCGGCGAAAGCCACCGAGATCTGGGCTGACGTCCTGGATTACGGCATGCGGTACGGCTACCGCAACGCCCAGACCACGGTGATCGCGCCCACCGGCACGATCGGCCTGGTGATGGACTGCGACACCACGGGTGTTGAGCCTGACTTCGCACTGGTGAAGTTCAAGAAGCTGGCCGGCGGCGGCTACTTCAAGATCATCAACCAGGCGGTTCCGGGCGCCCTGCGCAAGCTGGGGTATGCGGATAACGAGATCGATGCCATCGTCAAGTACGCGACTGGCTCAGGTCAGCTGACGCCTTCATTCGATCTGGCATTGCGAGCCTCGGGAGCCACGCTGACCGACGATCAGGTCAGGACCGCGTTCGACATCCGCTTCCTGGCGGACTGGAAGGCTCTCGGTTTCGATGATCAGCAGATCGATATCGCGAACCTTCACTGCTGCGGTACAATGACCCTGGAAGGCGCCCCCTTCCTGAAGCCTGAGCACTATGCGGTGTTCGACTGCGCCAACCCCTGCGGTCCGCGCGGAAAGCGGTTCATCTCGACCGCAGGTCACATCCTGATGATGGCGGCGGTGCAGCCATTCATCTCCGGCGCGATCTCCAAGACCATCAACATGCCGTCGTCCGCCTCGATCGAGGACGTGAAGGCGGCGTACATGATGTCGTGGAAGCTCGGGCTGAAGGCCAACGCGATCTATCGCGATGGCTCGAAGCTTTCGCAGCCGCTGAATACCGCCCTGAATGATGATCAGGATGCCGCCGACGAGCCGGAAACGGTCAAGAGCGTCGTCCAGGTGGTCGAGAAGCTCGTCCGCAGGCGCGAACGGATGCCGGACAAGCGCAAGGGCTACACCCAGAAAGCGATCGTCGGGGACCAAAAGGTCTACCTGCGAACCGGCGAGTACGAGGATGGCCGTCTCGGCGAATTCTTCATCGACATGCACAAGGAGGGCGCCGCTTTCCGGTCGGTGATGAATGCGTTCGCGATCGCGATCAGCATCGGCCTGCAGTACGGCGTGCCGTTGGAGGAGTTCGTCGACGCCTACACGTTCTTCCGGTTCGAGCCCTCGGGCCTCGTGCAATCGCACGACCGGATCAGGAATGCGACCTCCATCGTGGACTTCATCTTCCGCGATCTGGCGATCAACTACCTCGATCGCAACGATCTGGCTCACGTCAACCCCGAGGAAATCGGGCACGACGTGGTGGGTGCCGGCGAGGCGGCCAACGACAACGTTCAGAATATCGTCCAGGAGGCCGCGGTGAATGCGGCTGCTGGCTCGAACGCCAGGAAGGTCGTTGATGCAGTGGCGCCCGACCAGCGGACGATCGCGAGACAGTCCGGCTACACCGGAGATTCGTGCCACGCCTGCTCGAACTTCACCATGGTGCGTAACGGCACCTGCTTGAAGTGCGAGTCGTGCGGGGAAACAACCGGATGCTCCTGACGGGAGCGGCCGTGGCGGCGAGAATGTTGAGCTGGCTGGTCCAGAACCGAAAAATCATTAAGCAGTCCATCTCATGACGAAGCCCTCACGGTCGTTTTATTCGACGGCGATCGAGCACAAGGAAATGCCAGGTTGCTACATGGCCTCATTCGCAACACCCGGTGAGGCGCCGCTGTGGGTCAATGGTCCTGAAGGAAAGCCCAGGGTTTTTCGAGACGCCGCTGAGGCGGAACTGGCTGGATATCGCGTGATGGTGACGAGGCTGAATCGGGCTCGAAACGTCCAGACCTTCCAGACCCAGGGATACAAACCGACGAGAGGGATCAAAGCGTTCCGCTCCGACGACATCAAAATGCAGGAACCCACCGTTGAGACGGTGTTCGGAAAACGCTAATGAACTCTAACGTCGGCATCATTACCCGAGAAACTCCGCTCAGATTGGAGACGGCGGCCAAGCTGGCTTTCCCAGACGGCTCGATGAAGCTGGCGGGGCTGCGCCGCGAGATCTCTCGTGGCCGGCTCGGCTACGAAGTGATCGCAGGCAAGCACTACACGACGCTGGCCGATATTGATGCAATGAGGGAGCTATGTCGCGTACAGGTCAAGGTCCGTACCTCCGGCGAAGGGCGGCCCGATACAAAGACGGAAAGCTCTACCAGAAATCCGCCTGGGTCGTCCGAGACGGAAAGTCCGAAATCTCCACAGGATGTCTTGCGAACTCGACTCAGCAAAAAGCTCCAGTCGAAGCGCAGCGCTTCCTAGCGGATTACATCTCCCGGAAATACAATCCACGGAACACGTCAAACGATATCAAGGAAATCGACATCTCCGACGTGCTGCTGGTCTACCTCAACGACAACATCGATCCTGACAAGGCCGACGAGGACAAGACATCTCAGGAGCGACACCTCGAACAGACGATTGGCCGGATCAACGATTTCTTCGGCGGCAAGGTTCTGAGCGAGATCAACACCAAGCTCTGCAAGGGCTACGTGAAGACGCGCCCTGGGCCTGGAGGCGCACGCCGCGACCTGGAGATCCTGCGCGCCGCGATCAACCACCACTCGGCTGAGAACCTGCACTACGGCAAGGTGAGCGTCTGGCTGCCCGAGAAGGGCGAGGCCCGAGACCGCTGGCTGACGCGCAGCGAGGCCGCCGTGATGATCTGGAAGGCCTACCGGTATCGCGAGGTCCAGACCATCCACGTCGGTCCGAACAAGGGCCAGAAGGTCATTACCGATCGGCGACCTCTCCGGCACGTCGCCAGGTTCTTGTTGATCGGCTGCTATACCGGAACTCGGGCTGGTGCAATTGCCTCGGCCGCCAAGAAGCGCGCCCCGGGAAAATCGTTCGTCGATTTGGAGAACGGGGTCTATTACCGCAAGCCAGTCGGCAAGAAGCAGACGAACAAGCGGCAACCGCCAGCTCCGATCCCGCCACGCCTGCTGGCTCACCTGCGGCGCTGGGATCGTCTCGGCATCGCCCAGGAGCACTTCGTCGAATACAACGGCAAGCCCGTCCTGTCGGTCAAGAAGGCGTTCAGGAAGGTCGTCAAGCTGGGCAAGATCGAAATCTCGGACGGCAACGTCACGCCTCACACGTTACGGCACACCGCGGCGACTTGGCTGATGCAGCGGGGCGTAAATCTTTGGACTGCCGCCGGCTACCTCGGCATGACCGTCGAGGTGCTTGAGCGGACCTACGGGCACCATCATCCGGATCATCTGGCGGAAGCCGTCGAGGCCATCACGACCAAGAAGCCGCGGAAGAACGCGGTCTCCTAGTACCGGAGATGCGGGACCGTACCTCTCAGGAAGCCCTGCCGGTACTCGACATCAACTTGCGTCGAGG